TCATTCTTTTTATTTATAAAACTATTTGCCATTAATTTATAAAGAAGCTTTCTGCTTCCATCTCATCTTTTAAATCTTGTTGATACGTTGTGTTTAATTTTTGTAAGATACCATCAAGGTCCCTTACCTGTGCATCAGCAACATCTTGCCTGTAAGTTGGTGCTGGTCTTGTTAATACTTGTACTATCTTTGCCATTATGTTTCCAATAACTTGGTTGGTGATATTTGTTTTTGAAAATCTTCTTCTGTTTCTAAAAAGTCTTTTGGAACTAAATCCATGTTAATATTAGGAACTCCTAATCCAATCACTCCTCCGGCTCTATCAATGTAATCTCTGATTTCTGATGGCGATCTCATCTTACCTAAAGCAGATTGAGAATACTTTGTTGCAGCATCATAATAATCTTGTAACGCTTCTAATTGATCATTAGCTCCAAAAAAACCTTTTTCTGCTCCCAACTTTTCTAAATCTTGTTTTGTATAATTTCTAGCTAATTGAATGTCTCCTATAGGAACACCTGTAGCTTGTTCTATTCTGCTTTGAATCGTACCAAGATCTTCTGAACTAATTGTCTTACTTGGATCTATAAAATCTTCTGCCCTTAAAAATACTTGATCTCTTGGCACACCTCTTTCTAAATTTAATGCAGCCATGGCTTCTCTAAAAGTTTGAGGAGCTTGTGTAACTATGCCTGATTGAGGAATGTTCACTGTAAAAGAACCATCTAGTCGTGGATCTCTATTAATTAAAGAGTCGCTTGATGCTATCGGTGTATCATCTTGTCTTGGACCACCAACCACATCAAATGTTCCAGGTATAACTTGAGGCGCATCTATTCCTAACACCGCAGCTAACCTATCAAGATTTTTTTGAGTTAATTCTGTAAAAGGTACATTTTCTCTACTTAATATGTTTTGAATTCTGTTTCTTGCGATTCTTTGATTTCTTGCTCGTTCAAATTGAGCCTGAGTTAAACCTCCTCTTAAGTTTTTTAGGTTATCTAAAATAAATCCTAACCCTGATGTAACAGCTTTGGTTGGACTAAATCTACTTGCACCTGTAAAAAAATCTTTAATTCTTTGACTTAAAGTTTTAGGGGTTGGCGCTACGTTAATACCACCTTTCGTATCAGGAGATCGACCTATGTTTGAATCGCCCTCTCCTGTGCCTCCTGTCCCTTCAAAAGCAGCAGCACCTAAAACATCAGCAGCAGATCTACCTCCAGCTTCAGGTCCTGAAAAAACAACAAAGCTTGGAATACCCGCAGCAGTCATGATACCAGAGCCACCAGCATCTTTTAACATCTTTGCTTCTCTATCATTTATGAAAGCAAGAAACTCCCCTTGAGGAGCCATAGACTCTATTAATCTTTTTGCTTCTCTAGTTTTTTTAATCGACATTATCTTCTACCATCCGGTTGTACATCTAATCTAAACGTGCCAAGCTTCCAGTCTTGACTAGTGCTTGTATTTTCTATCTTTAGAGCTACTGCTCTAGCTCTTGCTCTTGTATCTACTTTAGTCGTTGATGAGCTAACTGTAAAGGGTCCTAATGAAGAACTTGCCGCTGTATCATTAGAATAATTCTTTAAATTCAACGTTACTCTTGTGTTTCCTGTTTGAGATATAAAGTCTGGCACAAATCTTCTAATTTTCATCAAAAACTCACCATCACCTTTGAATGTAGATGTGCCCTCTCTTGTTGCTGTTATATCATAATCTCCAGACGTTATCGTGCCAGTAATGGCTGTAACTGTTCCGCTTTTAACTTGATCTGTTCCTGTCTCATGTTGATAGTATGTTGTGATACCATCCGTGTTTCCTTGCACATATGTAGATGATGTAGCTGGCTCAACACCGTCTGCATCATACTCCATAGCATGTGGTTTACCAAATACAGCAGAATCAGCCCATGCTGTTCTGGATAATGTACCTACAGTCCATACAGGTCTTTGTGGTGTAGAGTCAAAGTAATTGTAAGACACCATTTTATTTACCACAGCTGAGTTTGCTGTTGGATAAAACCACATAATCTCACCAAATAAGTTGTTAAGTCCTGCAGATATCATTTGATTACCAGAATCTAAATTAACATCATCGTAAACAAAGTCTTCTACCAAACATGGTAGTGATTGTAGAGCACCAGCATATTTAAAGAAACCATTCTCTGACATCCAGTATGCAGCTCCGTCTACCTCTACCGCTGCGTTCTTACCAATAAGTCCACAGTTTGTTCCAACTTGCACAAAGGCAAATGTGAATGGTTGACCAACAAAACGCATTAGGAATAAAGCTGTGTCTGTATATACATAGATCGCATCCCTACCTCTAATCGCTCCCATGATCCGTGATCCGTCGGCCAGTCTCTGTGTACCAGCTGTATTGGTTGCTGTGGGTGTGTATGTGTTAATATCCTCTTGGTCAGAGAATCTAACAAACATGTCGTCTTGTGTTGTCTTATCACCAATCGTGGTTTCTGTGCCAAAGAAAACTAAGTGTCTATCTGGTGTAGATACTAGCATGTGTCTTGATGCCGTTGGTGCGTCAGTTATAATCGTGGCTCTTGAATCTGTTGCATTTGTTGCTGCAGAGTTCCACTCAAAACACTCACCATCCACAATTAAACAAATAGCTTTATCGCCAAAGTTATCAATAGACCACATACCAGGATCTATAATTAAGTCTCCTGATGCTGCCTCACCCCACGCTACGAAATCAGATGTATTTGTTACTGTGGCTCCAGCAGAGTGCGCTGCAGCTGTTGTGTTTCGCACAGCTCTTGTTACACCAGTAAGTGTATTAACTGCGATACCTGTATAAGATATTTCTTCTGTTCCTATTTTTATAAAATTAGTTCCTGAGCTTGGTAACTGAGAGGCGTCGTTTAATGTTATACTTGTAGCAGCTGCTGATATGTCCGCCGATAAAACAGTTGTGTATGCTCCTACAGCTTCACCACCCCAAGATCCTAAAGACCAACCAAAACCTTGTGCTTGCACATCTGGTCCTACTCTAAAATAATGTCTAACTCTAATACCGCCTGATTCAGATGCACCAGATCCTGATTCTGCAGAAGGCATAGTAATTGTAATTGTGCTTGATGTTGGTACAGTTGTTACCATAAATCTTATGTCATCAAAGTTTGCTGCTGCAAAATCAGAGTTGGTTGCGGTTGAAAAGTTATCTAGTAATACGATATCTCCTGCTTGAATATTGTGAGTAGTAGAAAAGTTTATTGTAACTTCAGTTGATCCGTTAGTCGTGCTGAAAGCGTTTGTAAGTGTTGTTGTAGATTTGATTGGGTGTATATCATAGAACACACCACCTGAATAAGCGTATAAAATTCTGTTTGACCCTATAATAGAATACTTTCGACCTTCACTATTTGTAAATTGATGTAAAGCTCTAGCTGCACCTGTAATATTATCAGCTCCTAGTTGTGTCCAACCGCCTATCTTTTCAGGTGTACCATACCTGAAACGAACATTATCACAGTCGATCCACTGTCCTTCAGCACCGGTTGCAGTAATCTGTTTATTTATTCCAGGTAAAAATCCTATCTTTTGTAGCATAGATCTCCAGATTATATTAGATTGCGTTGATATTCAACGTTATTTGACTATTCCTAGCATA